CTCAATGACAAATTACAAAATACCTTTGTCAGCCGCAATGTTCGATACAACTCATCTTGCAGACAATCTTGGCATTGAGGTCGATTTGTTTGGTGATGGTGCTTACATCACAAACGTAGAGCCGTTTGAGGCTTTGCAAAACGAAGCTATTGAAGCCAAGTTAGAGGAATTGAGACAAAAAGGTTATGCAGACGTTATCTATCTTGTGGATCAGTATTCTTGGGAAGCACCAGAATGCCGTGGCCTCAATGGTTGTTCAGAAGAAGTAGATATTCAAGATCGTGTTTGTGTTGTTTCCTATACAACTCACAATTACAAACTGACAATCAATGACACAAATATTCACAGAGATATGGAACGTCAAAAAGAAAAAGAAGCCATTGAATCAGGTGAAATAGAAGCACCAGTTCTTACACCAACAGATTATTCAAAGCCTCAGAAAACACTGCTTGACGGTTACTATCTGGAACATGTTCGCAATATGTTGTTTGATAAGTCTGGTGATGATTTCTGTGACAAGATGACAGATGCAATGTTATTGGCAAGACGCATAGGTGGTTATGCACAGTTTGGTGATCGTATCATCGGCACAGTTCATGTTGACCATCAAAACGCATTTACTACTGATGACGAGCCGGAACACTTACCAGCCTCAGCATCTTCTGCTTTTATAAAAATATGGGAAGACAAGTATCAAGCAGAATATGAAGCTAATGGTACAAGTTCAATTCAATACATTATGAATATGGACAAATCAGTACGCTCTAGGCTCAAGTTCGCTTATCTAATTGGCTCAATCAACAAAGGCCAAGCCCGTGATAAAGAATTTATTGATGTTACTGGTCTTGATCCTGTCAACTGTATCAACTGGTTCAAGCCAGATGCTAATTGGCTTAACAAGTACAAGATTGGTCAGGTAGAAGATCTTTATAATCATCTTGGCATCAAAGCTGTTGGTAAGGTTAATCCCAAGAAACGTGATCTTATTGATGCAATAGTAAAACATCTTGACGAGAAGCCTGACTTCAATCCATACATGGAATGGGAAGCTAAACAAGAACAGGAGGCGGCATGACATTCGACTGTAGAAATTGCAACCATCATTGGGCTTCTGAAAAATACCCAGAAACTTGTCCTAAATGTAATTCATTTGCCGTTATGTCAACAGACGAATGGTCAGAGGAAGACGCTTTAGAAGAAGCAAAGTTTCCTAATGGCTAGTTTCACCTGACCTAGTAGCACCCCAGTACGCTATCAATGCGGCCTCTGCCAAACCATCATCTTTTTTGAGTTGCCAGAGTTCGCTAGCGTCTGGGAGTATTTCACTAGCACGCTTACGTGCAGCATCCTTATCAGCAGGAACTTGTAAATCTCTTTTCCACTTGATAGGGCTTATCTCAGTGTATGGAACACGAGCCGCAACCAGCAAACCAATATATAATCCATAGCCAAAACCTGTAGAGAATGTACTCGACAGACCTTGACGTGGCATTGCTTGTTGTTTTTCAATAAATATATGATCTGGTTCTTGGTCATCAATCATACGCATTATAGACCAAGCGTCCAAAAAACGTTTGGTGCTTTTGCCTTTAGTTACGTTTAAAATTGGGACACGTTCTGCTGTTATAAAATCACCAGCAATAAACGCAATTCCACCGGACAGACCCGGATCAATACCGCATATCTTCATTTTTGATCTCCAACCTAATTTGACATCCGAGGGCTTCAGCCCAACAATGCAAATTAAACGCTGTTGGCTTCCTGTTCCCAGTTTCCCACTTAGCTACAAGACCAGGAGCAACACCAATTTTCTCATCAATAACAGGTTGAGAAACGCCTAGTTCATATCGGCGTTTTCTAAACTGCTCGATGAGGTCTGCCGCAAATGTTAGATCTGATCTCATGCTATAATTAATGCCTACATATCTAGGCATTGTCAACACTAACTATTTATTTAGCATGTATTGACTACAAATCTAATCATGATAGAATGTATCTTTGTAATGATTAATGGAATTTATTATCAGTAAAAAATAATTATGGGGAGGAAACAAAAAATGTTTGTAAATAAAACATTAGTTGCTAGAAATGCTAAGGGTCAAAGGTTACAGCCCGGTCTTATCTATGGCTCAAACCCAAATAGAGCTACTTCGTGGTGTGACCAACCTACAGCACCGCCACTAAATACAACTTACAAGCCTTTAACAGGTAATAACGGTAGAAGATTCGTAAATTATAATTTTGGCTTTTGGGGAGAAGCAAATGCCATCAAATACTTTGGAAATAGTTCACAAATGGGTTGTAACAACTCTTGAGCAAAACAATTGGTCAGCTAGACAATGGGCTTTGAAATCTGGAATTGCGCCTTCAACGCTTCAGAGATTTATAAATGAAAAGCCATGGGTTTTGTCAGCTACTATAATCGCTAAATTATCTTCTGTTTGTGGTACTTTTCCTGAACTCTACGCAGTTGATGATTCACTTAAAATAAAGCCAGTGATATTGAAGATCATGGGTACGAAAAAGGGGAATCTTGTGCCAACAGGTAACAACTTTAATGCGTTTGGTGAGTTTGGAGCCAATGCTTTCGCAATACCAGTGAGCTGGGATACAATGGATATGTCCGGCTATAGAAAAGGTGACATTGTAGTGGTAGATCCTGATGTGGAATATACGTCAGGCGATGATTTGCTTATCAAAACCACAAAAACAATCGCTGTATATGAAATACAAGAACATTTCTTAATTGCTAGATCGAGCAAGAAATACGACACTTTAGACATAGGATTAGTAGATGTATTGGGTCGTGTAATGCAGGTAATTAGCAACAAATAGATAAATATCTTCTCAAAAGAGCAAGCCAATTGCTCCTTTTTTTGGTCATTAATGGCTAGATATCTAAACATATGGAGGTTTGTATGCCAAAATTAACTAAACAACACTTCAGGTGGCTAGCAGAAGATATAGCACCTTTAATCCAAGCTGGCAGAGGCGAACACTTTGCAAACTTAGTCAAGGAATTTTCAGAAAATAACAGATTTGATTACGACAAATTTTTACATGTCAGTTGGTCAAGTTGGAATGCGCTAAATCCAGAGTACCCAGATCAAACAGAACTTGATGATTCAATCCCACACAAGGAGACTCCACATGTCATTGACAGCAAAGCAGCTTGAACAACGTAGAACATACATTGGCTCGTCGGACGCCAAAACTATTTATGAGTCGGATGTTTACGCTTGGGAAAATCTTATTCTTCAAAAGCGCAATGGTGAGTCTATTGAGTTTGATAAAAATGCTCGACTTCGTATTGATGCTGGCAATCACATGGAAAGTTTTGTTCTTGACCAGTTTACCAAGCTGGCAAAAGTAACAATACGTAATCGTGGAGTTGGCTATGACAATCTATTCATGCACTCGACAACAGATGCTATGGCTGTCACAGGCCATGTCATAGAGGCCAAGACTCATTGGGGCTTTATGACTATGGATGAGCTGGGCGACTTGTACGCCCCTCAATGCCAGCATCACATGCTTGTTACAGAAACAGAATATCTATGGCTTCCAGTTTTCTTTGGCGTCAGAGCAAGGCTTGAATGGCGCAAAGTAAAACGTGATGAAGAATGGATTGAACAGTACAAAATCCAAGCCACTAAATTTTACAAATGGCTTATGGATGACGAAAAGCCTGACGATATGGAGTTCATGTTACCTCCTGTCTGGTCAGATATGTTCGTTACAAACACCCGCAACATGGATCTGGATGAGCAAACTTTAGCAATCCTTAACCTTGGCGGTCAGCAAATAATAGAAGCCAAAAAGGCCACAGAAGAATCCAATCTAGCAAAGATTGTGTTCAAGGATCTACTGCCGGAGAAGTGCAAGCAGATGGACTACGACATGGGTGGCAATCTGGATGGTCATACCATTCGTGTCACTCGGTCTAAGTCCAACACCCTAACTCTTAAACACATTGCACCGAAGGAAGCCAAAACAGATGAGCAATAAAGTCATCAATATTCCAGAACAAACTTCAAATGACATTGATGAGATTAAAGATGGTCTGGAATCAAAATTAGGAACAACCCTGTCACAGCGTCAGGTCATTCAGATGATGATTAGCTGGTACATGGATTGGAACAAAAGACCAGTAAGTAAACCTGAAATGGAGGTATTAAAAAATGGCACAGGCTAAAACAACATTCGAGATTCTTGCAAACGTAGATTGCTCTGGGCATATAGATAAGAAGGGTAAGTTTAGTTTCGTTTCTTGGGCATGGGCTTGGGCATTGGTCAAGCAGAAGTTTCCAAATGCTACTTTCGTAAAGCACACATTCAACGACAACCAAGACAACCCTCTACCTTTTATGCGTGACACTAAAGGTCATACATATGTTGAGGTCAGTGTAACTATCGAAGACAACACACAGTCAGAGATATTTCCTGTGTCTGACAATTATAATCAGGCAATAACTCACCCTGACAGTATGGCAGTAAACACCGCACTACAACGTGCGCTTGTAAAATGCCTTGCTTATCACGGTCTTGGCTTATCACTTTATGCTGGTGAAGATCTTCCTGTTATGGGCGATCATGGTGATGACATCAATCGCATCATCAATCTTCTTGCTAACTCAAAGACCAAAGAAGACTGCGATCAGATCTTCAAAGCAGAGACTGACTTAATCAAGCGTCTTACAGAGCCTGAGAAAGCTGACCTTCGCAAATCATACACAAACGCAAAGAGTCGTATTGCAGCGCAAGAAACCAAGCAAGCGGCATAAAGACCGCACAGGACGTTCACAACATTGTGAGGCGTGTAACAACTACACACCTTACTTTGTTGTTTATGGTGATGGGATACTACATTGTGTGGAGTGCTACTATGGCAAAAGGAACGTTGCCGAAGCTGATAGACGCTCTTGAGTTTTTAAGCCAAGAGCAAACTTCTAATTCCAGAAGAAATATCAAAAGACAGTTTCATAAACATGGCATTGAGTTCTATCCTTTAGGGCAGTCAATACTTGTTACGGAAAGCTGTATGAATGATTTCTTGGGGAGAATTAGGGAATGCTCAAACTTAACAAAATTTCAGGATCGCCTTACTGGTACGCAACAGGCACACACAAAACGCCAGAAGGCAAATCCACAATCTACAGAGAGTCTACAAAGTGCGTTAAAAGAAAAGACGCAGAGGTATGGTTTGAAAACTTCAAAAGACATTTAGATACTGTCGAGTCCAAGCAAGCTGACATAACATTTTATGAAGCCAGCGTTAGTTATGCAAAAAGCAAAGACTCAATACATCCAGAAGATGCTAGACGTATCGAAGTAATCAACGAGTATTTTGAAACAACTTTGTTGTCTAAAATTAACGGCGACTTGTGGAATGATTTTTGTGCGACCAATCTTAAAGGTCGAGTGCCTGATACCTGTAACAGGTACAGATCTAATATGAGAGCAATACTTAATTACGCCAAGTCAAACACGCCTCATCAACATATAAATAGTATCCCTCTTAAAGAAGTAGTCTCAGCTCCTCCACGTTATCTAAACTTGGACGAACAAGAAAGAATGATTGATGGATACAACCTTTTACTTAAACCCCTTATTACTACGTTATGTTTTCAAGGTTGCAGAGTTGGAGAGGCCTTACGTCTTCAATGGTCCGACATTGACCTGGATAACAGGAGAATCAATATCTGGAAAACCAAAAACGGTCATTTTAGAAGCATCCCTATGCACAAAAGAGTCTTTGAAGTTATCAGGGGTATTAATAGAGAACGATCAGGCCACATATTTGTCACACCATCTGGTAAACCTTATGCGTATATCCACAAGCCAAATGGATCACCAATTAAAACTGCTCATACGACAGCTCTTAAACAAACAGGGATCTCCAATTTCAAAGTCCATAACTGGCGATCACATTGGGCAAGCAATATGGCATTAAAAGGTGCAAACACTTACGAGCTTATGGCTTTAGGCGGCTGGCGTTCTGCTAGTTCAGTGTCACGTTACGTACAGTTAAATCCAGATAGCCTTTCAGACGCAATTAACAGATTAGACTAACCATCACAGCAGTGGTGGGGAAAGTTTAATGTACCCGTGACGTCCGGTTTCGGATTTCTAATGGTATAACAAGTAGTGTTCAACAGAGAAAGGCAAACGTCCAAACAGGTTTGACTAACTTGTATGAAAATTTAAATCTACCGCTAATTCGAGGTTCTGACCCCCGACCTCGTCTTATTACTTCTGCTAGGGGGTCATTTTATTTAGGAGAATTAAAATGGCAAGAATTGATTGGGAATATCACAATGCTTATAAATTAAAAGACCATGTTTTACATATGATTGAAGTTGACGCTAACAAATGTGGCTGGGAAGCAGAAGAAGTTTTTATTGGAGATGAAAAAGAGAATCAGTTTTATGTTTTAGTTACTGACAAAAACGAACCATTTTTTGGTGATCCATGTGAAAAAGAAAAATGCAATTACCGAGAACAAAAAAATGGAGAATGTCACTGCATTAACGAAAAACAGGACAATCAGCAGGGACATCCTGAGTATGGCTGATTACAAGAATCTTACAAAAATCTAAGTGGCTAGATATCCGTATAACAATATCAATAGGTTATGTATGAAGCCAATAACCTTGCCAAGGTTGGGGTCGAGAGTTCGAATCTCTTCACCCGCTCCAATTTCATTACATAAAGAAAAACCGGAAACCCTTATGTACTAAGGATTACCGGCCTTTCCCCCCACCACTGCCGAGTCTGGCTAGTGATTAGATATCTAAACACATTTAGCCTAATTAAACAATACTTGGCTTAATCTAGTTACAAATTTCTTACAAAAATAAAGAAGCCCCCCGACAGGGAGAGTGTCGAGGAGCTTTAGGGTGCAGGGAGTGCAGACATAAATCCTATGTCCAACTTTTATCTTTAACCATTCACATTGGAGAAACTTATGAAATCCATTTTGATAGATCCCAAAAACCAAGCAATCAAGGAAGTAGAATACAATGGTAACTTTAAGCATATTTATAAACTCATTGACGCAGATACTTTCGACATTGCTCGTCTGTATGACAATGGGGAAGGTGCTTATATTGACGATTATGGACTTTTTAAAGAAAAGCAGTATTTCTGGATTCACAGAAACTTTCCTACACCGCTTGCAGGGGCTGGCCTATTACTTGGGGCTGATGAAGACGGAAACGACAAACAGCCAGAAACTTCTATCGAAAAATTAACTGACGATGTGAAGTGGGTTGGAGACAAACATGATGTAGCATGTCTGTTCCGTTTTACAGCTAGAGGCTGTGATGATTTTAGACACATATACTTTAATGAGGCTTAGATGACTGGTGTTAATTTTAAAATAAGAAGATACGAAAAGTTAAACCAGATTCAGTCTAAAGGCGTAAGTCATCACGACATAGCAGACAGAGTAAAGGCTAAGGAGGGCTGGGCTAAAAACTCAGCCATGCTTCCTGACAATGCTTTTGCAGACGATATTACACACAGAGATTCATGTGATGACATTGTGTATTTCCAAAGATCAACACATGTCGAGAAAGAGTTTATTGAATAGCTAGAATGGAATTGCCAGCATATGAAGACGATCAATTAAACGATCTGCTCTGTTAGTTACCTGCTCGTAATACCTACTATCTTTTAACTCAGCCCCAGCAGTCTCATAATCCTCGGCTTCGATAGCCGCAATAAACTTTTTAAACCTGCTCATTCTAGGGCGTCCCATATTGAACATAAGGTTACAAAGTATATGATGCAGCTCATCACTCATGCTATCCCATGTTGGGTAGAGTATCTTGCAGTCTTCTACAGTAACAGCAATGTCTAAAGCAAATAGCTGGCGCACACGTTCCTCAGATACATCAGTACCTATAGGCTGACCATACTCAGGTTCACCTTTAAGAATCAAATGACCCACACCACACGTTTCCAAACCTAAGTGATCTAAATAGACAGAATTGACACAGCCCTCATCATCAGCAATTTCCTGCCTCAACGTATCTATATTCATGGCTTCTTCCTTACGCTCTCAGCTAGACCACCACCAAAGTAAAAGCCAACAATCAACAACATGATCTCACCTATCCAGAAGTCCCCCAAGATTGCCTTCACACCTTCGATGTCTCCTTTACCAGCTAACGTCATGCCCAGCGTGATTGCAAAGCAAAGCAAAAACGTGAATGCAAACATCAAAGCTAGGTATCTCTGTGCTAGTTTGAATGGCTGGTATGCAGACAACAAATCAGTCTTGGCTTTACTAACTGCCGCAACTTCTTCCTCTGTTGAGGTGTGCATGTCATCAATTAGCTTCATGCCTTTTTCGACAACATCACCGCTTCCAAGCAATTTCATAATAATAGGAATCATTTAAGTGCGTCCTTTATGCTGTCGAGCGTACCTTTAAGTGAGTAGCCCTTGGGTTTTGGATTGTATTCACACTGATAAGAGCGTGAACAACCAATGTAGAGTGATGATGTATGTTGCTCTTGAGTGTTATTTGCTCCTTGATAAAAACAAATGACCTCTGACTTACTAATGACTTCAGTGTGAGCAAGACGGCATGTAGTCATCTTGGGCAAAGATGCACTAGCTTTAAAAGCTACAAGTACAATCAAACCAACAAATAAAACGCCCATGATTAGGTAGAACAGCATAGTAAGACCATCAAAGATTTCTTTACGTTGTGCGGCTTGCTCTATAGCCGCTTGCCTTACACGTTCTTTCTGTGCCTGTATGCGTCTAGCACGTTCTTCAACAATAGATTTCCATGTACCTGATCCAAAGCG